AAGCTTCCGATAATCATACATCGCCAAAGTCTTTTCAATGGGAATGTTATAATTCAATGGATTCTGGTAATCGTTAAGTAGATTTCTAGTAATTGTTGGAGTTTTTACTTGGAATACTTCATTAAAAGCATTCAAGTATTTCTTACTATGCCTTTTATGAACCCCAATTATCAGAAGCCTTTTCCTTGAAACTTGAGAGTTCCCATAGTCCGAAACGGACCTTTCATGGAAAATTAATTTATAATCCTTGAAGGTACTTTCGAAGAAATCCTTTGGCATAAGGGATAATAATCTGGGAAGGTTTTCGATTAGGAATATTTTTGGCTTATAATAAATGATTGCATCAATCACAAGGTTAAGAGATTTATTATTTTGGGGATTGCCCAGCTCTTTTACTTTTGATAGCCTCATGATGGATGCTGAGCCACAGTCTGGGCTAGATAGGATTATGTCTGGCTTACATTCTGGGAACACGGGATCCTTGTAATAGGGTATATCTCCAAAGTTCAATTTCCATTGCTCTAAGCCTTTAGTATAAAATACTCCTCGAGTTTCTATATTAGCTATCAAACTCTTTCTAAAAGGAAACAAAAGGATGCCTGCACCAGCAGACACCCCCAATACTTTTAATTTTTTCATTTCTTATAGCTTCTCAGTTTTACATAGGATATCCATGAGAATGGTAATCTCTCTTTAAGATAATCCCATTTGGTATCATTCGAATGAGCTTCTTCTTCGAAACTTACATCATGATATCGATCATTCTGTTTATCCCAACCAGCAAAAGCCAAAATTATCAGATATTCGATTCCATACCATAGGTAGAAGAATCCAAAAGCAATTATAGGAATAATCCACCAGGGAGCTCCTAAACCAGCTACTATGATACCAATAATCAATCCCAGAATAAAGCATTCTATCTGTTGTACCTGATGAATACACTCGTGATTTATATTATCCCATTCATATACTTCTTCATCATACTTAAAGAATGAATTGAAGAATAGGGTAATTGCTGTATAATTTTTGGCTAAAATCAACTTTGCTAACCAATTATTGAAGTGACATCTTTTCATAACTTATTTTTGAAGTTTTCGTAAGCATTTCTTAATTTCTGATCGTAAGCATTCTGGGCATATCCAGGGCCATTATATTTTTTGGCAAATCCTGCCCAGTCTTTTTCCTTGAGTTCTTTCAAACAACCCGAGTTATTCATGAAATAATACATTAATTCTAGCTGTTTTTCATGAGATTCTGACATTTTATGAACAAACTCGAAGACATCTTTACACCCACAGAGGTTGTGATTGAAGCCACAAATCTGAAACATTCCCCAACTAGTGGCTTTTAAAGCACATTCTTCATCAATTTCCTTAGCTAATTCGAGTCTTTTGTACTCTCCTAAGCCTCCAAAGTACTTAGATTTATCCCATTTTGGGTAAAATACTGTAGAAAATTTCTTACAAAGATAAGCTAAATCTCTATCAGGGAACTTTTTGTGAAATTCCTTGTACATAATATGTCCCTCAAAAAGGATTTGAGGTCTACCGTCATCTAAAAATCCATCTCTACCAGCTGCTTCTACTAATTGTACTGCCTTTAAGAGAGCTGGTTCTATACCCAATCGGTTAGCCAGGTCTTTAATCATCTCATTCGTTAATTTATCTTTCATAACTTTAGTGTTTTAAGTTCAATAAACATTGAACAGTATTGCTCATATCCCTATTTTCTAAGTTCTTTGTGTTCTATTATCTCATATAATTTATAAATAATGCAATATGAATAAGACAAATCGATGCCAAATATGTGGTAAACCCATTAATTTAGAGGATTTTGACTTGAATAGGGAGATCCCAAAGCTTATGAAAGCCCAGGATGTTTGTTATCAATGTGCTTTTTGGTTTAAACGTTTAGATTATGATAAAAACCTTGAAAAAGAGAATAAAATTGCTATAATCACTCCTGATTATTCTCACTGGGTAACTACAGTACCTGGAAGTATTCTAATGGTACCTTCTGCTTTTGGGGGAATTTATCAAACTAAACTCCAACCAATCAACACTCTGGGAGTTATCGATAGAAAAACTAAGCAAGTTTATATTATCAGATATAATAAAATCACCCACCAGGGCACTATTCCGGAGCATCTAAGAAAACTTTTTAAAGTAAACGGAGTATTCTTATCTCCACAGGAATACAAAATGCTAGAAGATTACCAAGGCAATGCCTATGAATTTATTAGAAATAAAATAGATAATTTTTAATAATCAAATAAATTTAGTATATTTGCATAAAGAAATTAATTAAACGAATTATGAAAGAAAAATTAAAAGAAGGAACAAGGGTAATCTACTCAAATTCAGAGAATCCTACACTGATGGAAGAAGTAGAAGTAGTTTCAGTAGATAAAAAAGAGGGAGTTGCTACTCTGAGTAATAAGGTAAAGGTAACTCGATTGCCTAATCTGGATGGAGTTTATAAAAGAGTAGGCAATAATCTTCAAGGATTTGCTTTACCTATTAACCCAGAGAATGAGGAAAAATTCAAAAGGTTCAAGGCATATTTCTCTATCAAACGTTCTATCGAGAAATTATCCTCTTATGGAGAAGATATTAAGGGATGGGAAATCTCTAAATTAGAGAAGGTTCAAGGCAAATTATCTAAGGTAATCAATTTAATCGAAGAAAAATAATGTGGGTAATCATTTATACTATATATGCCTTTTGTTTTTTGCCAGCAGTGATTCTTACTAAGCTTTGTAAGAGATACTTGGGTTTAAACGAATTCATTACTTTCATCAGTATCTGGTTAGTTTTGCCTTTGTTTCCAGTATATTGTTTAATCCGATACTTAAAACACTTGAGATTATGAGACACTACTTCGATTCAAACAACAACTATAGAGGTTGGTCTGCCAGTACTCAAGAACTTATATTATACATATTGTTCTTGGTTCTATTCCCAGTTATAATCATATTTGGGGTATTATGCTTTCCTCTAATTTATCTGGGTTGCTACTTTAATCAAGGCAAATTCTGGGAAAAGAATAAAATAGGCCTTACATTTGCCTTAGTATTCTGGGTAATTGCATTATTCGTAATTTAAAAGAGAAGCTTTAAGCTTCTCTTTTTTTTTGTAGCCATACTAAAAGTAGTAGGTTATAAACCCTTTAATTATATAGGTATGAAAAGAGAAATTACAGAAATGAGATTATCCTCGGAGAAATTGGGTAATCTAAATTTCCCTGCCATTGGGGAATCCCAGAGGATAAAGAAACCGAAGAAAAAGAAAAAGAACTATAATATAATGTTTCATTCATACATAAGAAAGATAGATTGATCCGTTAAGAAAGATCCCGGATTACCTTCTCTAAGGGTCCGGGATCTTTCTTAGTTAAAAACTATCTGATATATGGTCCTATAATCATAGGCGTCATTCTTATTAGTCAATCTTAGAGATACCTCATCTACTATACCAGTACCATTACTTAAGAATATTTCTCCTTCGTAATTTTTAAGACCTAATCCATTAACTGAACTTTTAAGTGTGAGATACCTAGATTCACTTGGTGTTTCTAATTCAAGTTCATAACCCTCTAACAAATCTTCTCTAAAAGTACACATCAGAAAATATTTAATATCTGAACTGAAGTCATAGTTGCTATTCATCTTAATTTTACAATGATAGATAGGATAATTGGAACCATCATCATTAGTACCTACATTTACAAACCGAAAATAAGGAATAAAGTCCAAAGTACCTAAATTCTTTGGGTAACCAGAAAATTTTATCAGGGAGGCCATATAAAAAGGGGTACTCTCTTGGATTATTCTTACCTCTTGGGATTTATCTCCTGCAGTTCTTACTAATAGGTTAGTGGACCTATCATTTGCAAATGGGTTGGAATCTGCCGTTATAGTAACTGACGCATCTCCTTGCCCAGATTCTGGGCTAACTGTAATAAATTCTTTTTTCATATTTGCTTTACAGTTATTTTTAGGATTTTAGAGTTCTTTAAGGTATAAAGGGAGATCTCAAGATCTCCCTTTATAATCACCTAACTCTGTATAATAGGAAAGAACTATTCTTATATGTAACTTAAAAATCATTTAGAGTATGGAAAAGAACTTTTTAAACATCACTCCAGAGAGTGGAAATGGAAATCAAGAAGTAACAATAAATGCAAAAGCTAACATCTCTCTAGAAGATCGAGAAGAAATGTTGAGGATCTGATCCTCAACATGGAAAGAAGCTAAAGTAAGAATAATCCAGGATGGTGTACCTTTTATGGCTAATATTGGAGTAGTACCTAGAAATATCTTCCCCTCAAGTACTGGATATCCTATAGATATTACCTTTTCAAAAACTACTTGGGATTCCGAAGGTATACCAACTACTGAACTGAAAGTATCTAATACAAATGAAGAAAAGTTTGAGGTTATACCATATTTCCAACTCCTAATCAGGAAGGATATAGTAGATGAATTATTACCTCCTGGGGAGTATGGAAACCCTGCGATGTATATTCAAGATGCTCTAATAGATCAATCTCTAACTGGTAGGGGTGTAAGCTTTAATCAAATTACTATAAAGGGGATTGAATATTATATTGCAGCAACAGATGGATCTTACTATGGAGAAGATTTTTATGCTACCATAGGATTATGCTATGAAGATGAAGAGGTTGAATTATTCCGATTATGTACACAGAGATTTGATATTTACTGGTTCTAGAGAAAAATTATATAAACATGGTAACAGTAAAAAGAATTAGAGATGATAGTGAAAAGAGAATCCTAAGATGTTCTGAGGGTAATAGAGTTTGGTATCAGATGTGGATTGATCCCGGAGATATGATGAGAATAGAACTACTATTGGAGGGAGGGAGTAGAACTTGGATGATAGAACTTCAGAAGTATTATGTTTTCTTTTATGAGAGAAAGAATGGTAAGAGGATCTTAGGGAAGGATAGGATTAAGGAGATATTAGATACTCTTTTATAAGGGAGTAGAAGCCAGGGATATTAGGTCTCTGGCTTCTTTGTGTGAAGTATATGGGGTTATACTATAACCCCATATAAACCTTTAATATGTAAAGTGTATG